CCCCCCAGTTCCCCTTTCCCCCCTCAGCTATACAAAAACGGACACGACGCCAATAAAAAAAACCAAAGACACCCAAAAGTATCATGAAACAGCAAAAACTATTTGAAATCGACTCCGACCCTATGGGGGGTAGCGAGATTAGCGACGCCTGCGCACGAATGTTTGAAGACCTAGAAGCAAAAGGACTGCTAGGGCCTATCGAGCAGGCTAAAAGAGCTATGGTAACCAAGGCGGCCGCCGCGCTGGATAGGGGACTAGCCCAGCCTAAAGTGTCGGTAGCTACAACCACGGTACTAGATAAAGTTTTAGCTGCGCTAGATTCTATGCCACGGCCGGCCGAGGGTGGCGACCCAGAGCTAGACGCACTAGATGCCGCGCTAGCTCACCTCACTATGCAGGCACTAGCGACAGGTGGCACAGAATGAGCTCAGAACCCAAATATGCCACGGCGCGCACTCTCACTAATCCCAGCTACGGCCGCCGCATAGAGGCTATGGCCGCCTACATGGGAGGGCCGCTAATGCCATGGCAAAAACAGGTAGCAGCGGTGGGCATGGAGCTAGACCCGCGCCAACCTGGCGCTTTTAGATATGACGTAGTAGTAGTGTCAGTACCCAGACAGTCAGGCAAAAGCTACCTACTAAGGGCAATCATGGCTGACCGCATCATGTCCTATAATCGGCATGAGGTAGTTATGACGGCTCAAACTGGAAAAGACGCAAAAAAGAGGTGGAACCAACTAATCAATAGCCTAAAAGCAGATAAAAAGCCGTCATACTTCAACGTGCGCAAATCCCAAGGCACAGAGTACCTAGAATACCTAAAGCGCGGCTCGAAGCTATCCCCATTTGCTCCTACTCCTAAAAGCGTACACGGTGATAGCCTGAATCTAATTACCATTGATGAGGCCTGGGCTTTCGACGCCGATTCAGGCGCCGCGCTTGAGGCGGCTATTGAACCTACGCAGCTTACGATTTTAGATAGTCAAATGTGGATCGTTTCAACACGGGGAACTAGTAAATCGGCCTACCTAAACACACTGATTGAACGCGGCCGGCACGCGGTGGACGATTCTACTAGCCGCCTGGCCTATTTTGAGTGGTCAGCAGATGAAGCACTAGCAGAAGCTGACCCCTACGGCGAAGCTACCCTAGCGTTTCACCCTGCAATGGGACATACCCAAACGTACGAAAAGATATTATCGCTAGCTAAACCTGGCGTACCGGGTGCCCTGGCTAACTGGCGGCGCAGTATTTTGAATCTTGACACGCCGCTAGAAAATGAGGCGCTAATCGATCTGGCACTCTGGGATTCACTGGCCGCCGATCAGCCACTAGAGCCGCCGCCACCTAGCGAGGTATCTATAGGCGTGGACATTGCGCTAGACCGCAGCGGCGCCTCAATCGTGGCCGCGTGGATCACTACCGAGGGTGACCTGGCCCTATCCCTGATAATGTCCGGGCCTGGCGTTGATTGGTTAGCGCCTACAGTGCGCAGGCTATCGAGTGTCGGCTATAAGTGGATAGGCGCCGATGCTACTGGACCAATGGCCACTACAGCAACAGATATAACTAACGACGGGACGGCGCTAGAAATTATCAAAACGAAAGAATACGCGCTAGCAACCCAGCTGCTACTAGATCGTGTACGCGATGGCCGCCTAGTGCATGACGGTGCAACCCAGCTGCGCACGGCATGGGGACAAGCGGCCTGCCGGCCTATGTATGGTGTAATGGCGCTAGACGCTAGCCGCAGTGCTGGCCCTATCGACGCGCTACGAGCGGCGGCGGTAGCCGTGCATGGCGCGGGTATCTACGTACCAGACCCAGTACAGCTGTACTAGGGGGGTTGTGTCATATGAATATAGCCACTAGCATTAGTCACGTGAAAACGCTGGAACTAGTCACTAGCCTACTGGGCAGGCAGGCCGCCGCCGCGCCGATCCCGGAGGGGATTATGCCGCCGCCGCGCGTGTCCGCTAGTGCCAGTATGGCCCCTACTCGCGCCCTCACACTAGACGCGGTGTACCGGTGCGTGTCCGTAATCCAGACCGCCGCTAAGCAGTTGTCGCTAGATGCATGGCGCGGCGCAGACAGGCTAGAGGGCGAAGCATACCCCCGCCTACTCTCAAGCCCCTCAGCTGATGCAACCCAGGTGGACCTAATCGCCGATACCGTCGCGTCTCTGGCCCTGCGAGGTAACGCTTACTGGCTGATAGGCCGGTCTTCAGACGGCCGGCCGGCGTCTATACGTGTGCTAGACCCGCTAGAGTGTGTACCGTCTCTGACCGCATATACTGGTGAGAGGTCTACACGCTGGAATGGCCGCTTATATGACGCATCGCAAATACGGCATTTGCGACTAGTGCGAGTCCCTGGCCAGGCCGCCGGCGTCGGACCTATCCAAGCCTGCGCTAGCACACTAGTAGGTGCTAGCGACATGGCCAGCTATGCAAGCCAGTGGACCGCCGGCGCTGGTGTACCAACCGGCACGCTGACCACAGATCAGCCGATCACGGCCGAGCAGGCAGCAGAGGCTAAAAAACGCTGGAATGATAACGCTAGTCACGCTGGCGGCGTGGCCGTGCTAGGTGCTGGTATGCGGTATACGCCAATTGCACTAAAGCCAAGCGAAGTACAATTTTTAGAATCAAGGGCTTTTGACGTGCTGGCTATTGGCCGTATGTTTGGGGTACCTGCGCACATGCTGCTAGCTAGCGTGGACGGGTCTAGCATGACCTATCAAAATGTCAACGATGCCGCAACTGACTTTATCCGCTGGACAGTCATGGCATACCTACGTGAAATTGAGGATGTGTTAACTGCGATTCTCCCACGTGGGACTACAGCCCGTTTTAATCTTGACGCACTGCTGCGAGCAGACGCAAAAACACGCATGGATACACACGCGGTGGCTATCGCTGCTGGTATTTATGATGCAGCTACAGCCGCCGCTATCGAGGGCCTACCCGCGCCGACGCAAAAGGAAACCACCAAATGAAAAACACCACTAGTCTTGAGTGGCGAGAATCTAAAATCGCACTGGCCAGCGACGATAGTCGAACGATTGAGGGCCTAGCAGTCCCCTACGAGCGCGAGACTAAGCTAGGGTCTGGCTACTATGAGATTATCGCAGCTGACGCATACCGGCCAGACGGCGGCGTAGGGCATGTAAAGTTACTTTGGCGTCATGGTGAGGTGATTGGGGTTGGCACTGCCACGTCTGGCCCTGATGGCGTGACTATCCACGCACGGCTTAGCCGGACTAGCGCAGGTGACGACGCCTACCAGCTAGCAAAAGACTGTGCAGTAGATAGTCTTTCAATCGGTTTCATTCCGCTAGAGTATGAAGAGACCTGGGACGACGACGACAACCTACACGTAAGGCAAAAGCTGATTGATATCAAAGAAGTTTCACTGGTGCCCTGGCCGGCGTATGATGAAGCTAAGGTAACAAAAGTGCGAGAAAAGACCCAACGGGAGGAAACTAGCAAAATGGATACTAGCACGCTAGAAACTGAAGTTATGCGCCTGCGCAACTCACTAGACGAACTGCGCACGACGGTAGCCGCGCCCCATGCCGCGCCGCATGTAGAGCGCCGCTGCGCTGCTGAAATCGTAAAGGCGCTGGTGGCAGGTGATAGCCAGACCCTAGAGGATGTGAACCGGATTCAGGCGCGCGCCTGGTCTGGCACTACCAGCGCCGCCGACCCTATCGCCACTGGCCCCCATTGGGTAGCCGATCTGACGCGCATCTATGACCAACCCGACGCACTAAAGTCTTTGTTTGCAGTTGGTGACCTGCCCGCTGAGGGTATGCGAGTTGATCACACATATCTAAAGACCAACAGCGTCACTGTAAACAAGCAGTCCAGCGAGGGCGACGATCTAACGCTAGGTAAAGTAGAGCTGCAAAGCGCTAGCACGCCGGTAGGTACCTACGGCGGCTATACGTCTCTCAGTCGGCAGACTATCGAGCGCGCAAGCGTAAGCATTTTGCAGCGTCACCTAGAGGCTATGGCCGTGGCCGCCGGCGCCGCGTCACGTAAAGCCCTTGCCGCCGCGTGGAACAAGGGCCTAAAAGACCAAGAAACTAGCGCCCTGGTCTCTACCAAGGCCGCAACCGCGCTGACCTGGGCTGACTTGTCCGCTTTAGTCGTAGACGCAGCCGCATATTTTGCCGCGCAGAATTTACCGCTAGACGGCCTGGTAGTAAACAAGGCTACTTTTAAAGCGCTTGCCGCACTAACCGCTGGTGACCGGCCGCTGCTAGCGGTTGGTAGCGACGGCTCAAACACCGCCGGCAATGTCTCTCTAGTAGGTATCTCTGGCAACCTCGCTGGTCTAAAGATTGTGTGCGATCTAAACGCAGAGTCCGTTAACGTCGGCAACGTACAAAAATGTGTAGGTGGTTTTTACACGCGCGACGCTATCCGCGTGTACGAAAGCCAGCTAGTACAGCTACAGGCGACACAGGTTATTAACCTCACGGATAACTATTCTGTATACCGCTATGCAGCATATGCTAACGAGATTCAAGGCGGCATCCTACCGCTAAAGCTAGGCTGAACGCATCATGGATGAAGAGGAAGAATACACGGCCGGCCTACCAAAAGAACAGGGCGACAAACTGGCAAGCGCGCTAGGGCGCTATGTCGGTGACGTGCCACTTACCGACTACCTAAAGGAATGTGTAACGGTGGCCTGGCTATCTGTCACGCATTTTGTAGGGCCGGCCGTTATCCCCTCACACATCCTAGATAGGGCAGTGCTGGAGGTAGCCGCCGAACTGTACCACCGTAAAAACGCACCAAACGGAATTAAAAGCTATGCTGACGCTTTCGACGGTGCTAGCGCAATCCGCGTGGCACGTGACGCTCTGGTAGCAGCGCGGCCGCTACTTACCCCATACATGCCCCTACCGGTAGCATAGGGTATCAAACATGCGTGTAAATACGTTTACAGACGGGCCGATTACAAAAACGCGCCGCGAACTGTCAGATATGATCAGAAAGTACGAAGACTACTTTACGGTATATGACGGTATTCCAGGTAGTTTGCACCCCCCATGCATGACTATTACCGAGGGGTCACCACTACTTGAGGCCGATACAGAGAGCTACACTACCGGCCGCGTCAGGTTTGATATCACCTTAATTGCGCCCCCTACTGACAACGAATTTGCAATCAGTAGACTAGACGCAGCGGTAGACCGAGTACTGAGCTATCTTTGGCAGTATTTTACGGTGACAGTAGATGCCTACCAATCAGTAACCACGGCTGATAGTCAAAGCTACCTGGCATGTGTTATGCATGTATCCGCGCCTGCCACTATCGAGCTAGCCGAGGAACCAGAGCCAGAGCTACCCCCCGAATACATTCCGGGCTATGTTCCTCAATCCGACGACATGCTATAAAAACATCAAACAACACGAAAGGTTAAGAAAATGGCTGTACCAGTACGTAAGCGCATCCTAGGCAAGAAACTAGGACTAGTAATTGACGGGAAAGATTTTTGGGCTGATATTGCCAAATGGGAGCTAAAAGCATCAAGCAGCGATAAAGATATCGTTACGTTTGCTGACGCTCAGGGCGGCAATACGTCTAAATGGGCGCTCTCTGGTGAGGCTATCCAATCTTTGGATACTGATTCTTTCTGGTCTAAGGTCTGGAATTCTGTAGGCAAAACTGTTGACTACATCGTAGCCCCCTACGGTAACAAGACTGCGACTTCCGACGCGCCCCATTTCACGGGTAAAGTCACTATCGGCTCTGCGCCCTCAATCAGTGGCGAGGCCGGCGACGAAAAGGGCAGCACATTTTCATTTGAGTGGGACTGCGACGGCAAACCCAGCATGAAAACCACCGGTAGTACTCTAGGTGCTGGCAACATGGAAGAAGCGCTAGCATAATCTAGGGCTATCATGGCGCATGAAACATATGTAAAACGCATCTCTGTAGGTGACGGTACCTACACAGTAGATGGGGTGACCTACAAGATTGAGGGTGTAGACAGGTTACTAGAGGATGCATACAAGGCAGGCGTAGCCGCGCAAGACCTGCGAGAGCTAACCTACTCCCTAGCTAGTCCTATTGCACGCCTAGCCAAAACATTAGTGCCTATCGGGCGGTCTAAAAATCTATATAACAGCATCAGGGCGTCTAAAGCACGCTCTAAAATTATGGTGCGTGCCAGTTCGAAGCGTGCACCATATGCAGGCGTGAATCACTGGGGCGCCGATGGCCACACAGGCCCTAAATGGCTCAGTCGCGCCGAAGAGATGCTGAGGCCGCAAACATACGCCGGCCTAACCAACGGTATAACCGAACTACTAGAAAAGAATGGACTATAGTCAAATGCTACCTAACGATATCTCAGAGCAATTCAAGGCGCCTGCGATCCCTGAAAACCCGGTAACGGTAAAGCAGCTTACCATTGGTGAGGTGGCGTATTTTGAGGATATCACCGGTGTGCGTATGGTGACCTTAGAGGATGAAGACATTAGCGCTAAAGTCATGGGCGCTATGGCTGGACTGGTGCTATACCGTACGGGTATGTATCCCACGCCGGCCGATGCGCAGGAAGCGGCTAAGAAAATCCCGCTAGGAGATATTGACAAATATATTTCTATGCGTGACGATGCACCGGCGCCGGTGGAACCGGGTTTAGGAGAGCCGCCGGCACCG